GTTTGAAATTAAACCCTTGCACCTTCATTGCAGTTGTCGCAATCATAATTTCCATCTTATTTCCTCCTTCCCCCAGCCTCCCTAGTGGTGAGGTCTTACGGGGTTGCCCGGCTTCCCCCGCCGGGCTTGTCCTTAGTATACATGCTAGCATGCATGTGTGTCAAGCCCTTTTTTTGATCTTTTTTGGATTTTTTTTAGGAGGGGCAAAAATTGTCAAAAACGTAGCTATGACGGGCTTCCCAGGGTGTTATAGTATAGTATGAGATAGAGGCCGCGGGGGCGGTTTTTAGTTTTGGAAAAGATTGGGAGGTGGTAGGTATGGTAAAAAATGCCAGGGACATTGCTACTCAAACCAAAAAACGGGCATTTTTGGCCGCATACGCTGAGGCCGGGACTATCACCCGCGCGGCTGAGATAGCCGGTGTGGAGCGAAAAAGCCACTACCTTTGGATGGCGAAGGATCCGGCCTATGTGGAGGCATTCGCCGCCGCCGGTGAGCAGGCAGGGGATCGGCTTGAGCAGGAGGCCAGGCGCAGGGCTATCGAGGGGGTCACCGAACCGGTCTGGTACCAAGGCCAGAAGGTAGGCGAAGTGCAAAAATATAGTGATACGCTGCTGATTTTTTTGCTGAAAGGCGCGAAACCCGAAAAGTATGCCGAAAAACGCTTTTATGTTGAACAGACCGGCCCGGGTGGCGGACCTATACAGGTCGATGCGTCACTGTCCCGGGTGCAAGCCCTGACTGAGGATGAGCGCAAAAAGGCGCTAGATGAGTTGCGCCGGCTTGATGCTGAGGCGCAAAAGGGCTGAGGTACCCGGTTTTTGCGCGCTTTTGATTAGTTCTTCCCGGTAATCAGGATGGGCAATAGCAATCAGGGCTTCCGCCCCTTGCCAGAGGGCTTTGCCTTTCAGGGAAGCGATCCTGTACTACCAGGGGCCGGGTGTTCTGGAAGTCCAGCGTTCCCTGAAAAGGCTGGGTTATCTCAAGTGGAACCCCGATGGATTCTGGGGAGAAGGCACGGAAAATGTTAACCGAACCCACCACGCCTCTTCATCGAAAGCGTACCAGGGTGGGGCTTTATTTTATCTTTTTTGGGTGTTCTAATGGCCAATTTAAATCAAGTTAACCAAATAACTATACCGCTCAAACCGGCTACGACAATCCAAGAGCAGATTAGAATATTAAGGGAACAAGGAGCCCACGCAAAGATGGCCATGCAAAGATACATACATATTATATATAGTATCTTTGCATGATTTTGGCGGAAAAAACTGCCCTCAGCCCTGCAGCCACGCGGGTTTCAGGGTTTGCGCCTTATTGTCATTTCAGCGTCAAAAAAGGGCCTTTTTTTACTCTCAAATGACAATCCCAGGAATTGGCAGGTGACACAGAAACAGTGATAAAAAGGACGCTATATATCGAAGGCGGCACGGTGCGCCAGGTGCAGGAAAAGGAATACCCGGCAGTATTCGACGAGGGTAAAGGCTACCTTTTTTGGGCGCGGAAGAGCTTCTCGAAGTCCTTCCATGACGTTGATTTCCCGCCGGAAATGACGGACCTGGAAATCGGTCGCATGGCTCGCCTGGCAAAGAAGATCTGGTCCAACACGAACATGCTGGGATACCGCGGTAATGGCGGAGTGAGGCCCTATACAATAGAAATGATCGCGGACATCCTGCGGATGAGCACTAGGCAGACATATCGGTTTGTGGAGAAGATGATCCGCCTGGGTATCCTGGCGCGGGTAACAGTTGAAACCAGAGGCACGGTGGAAAACAGCTTATACGTAAATCCAATATATTTTTGCAGCACGAACAGGATACCACTGAACCTGTACTTGATTTTTCAGAAGCACTTCGACGAGGTCATGCCGGCCTGGGTGGCGGAGAAGTACCGTGAACAGCATGGGAAGAAAACCAACTGAATACACTGACACCGAAAACCTACACCTGCGCATTGTGGCGGAGCTGGATACCTGCGCCGCAGACTGCGCATCATTTATACAGCGTTGGGTACGCATCGAAAACAAGGACGAGGCGGGGACAGAGGCTGGCGTCGCCATTCGTTTTAGCCTTTGGCCGCTACAGCTTCAGGCGCTGGACTCTATCCTTGCAAACCGGCTCAACATACTTTTAAAAGCCCGTCAGTTGGGCGTCACCTGGCTTGTGCTGGCCTACGCTGTATGGCGTGTGGTATTTACCTCGGGGTATACAGTGATAGCGTTGTCCAAGACTGAGGATGATGCTAAGGAGCTGGTGCGCCGTGTTGAGTTTATCCTGCGCCATCTTCCCCCTTGGATGGTACAGGAGCGTGTAAGTGCCAAAAAGAGGCGGTTACAGCAGTTTATCGGGCCAACATGGGAGTCAACTACGCAGATAGTTACTATCCATCACCCGGGGCATGAGGCGGCTACGATTAAGAGCATGACGTCAGCGCCGGGATCGGGCCGTTCATTGACGGCTAACCTGCTCATACTGGATGAATGGGCCTTCCAGCAATGGGCGGATGAGATTTGGAGCAGTACATATCCCACGGTTAACCGTCCGACCGGTGGCCAGGTGATAGGGCTGTCCACAAACAAACGTGGCAGCCTGTTTGAAAGTATATGGGCAGCCTCTGTGAAGGGGCTTAACTCCTTCGCCAGGGTATTTCTACCCTGGTGGACGGATCCCCGGCGTACCAAGGAGTGGTACGAGCAGACCAAGCGGGATCTGCCTAACTCATATCTTCAGGAGTACCCGGCCACACCGGAGGAGGCCCTCTCGGCCGGTGAGGGTACTGCATTCCCGGAGTTTTCGTCGGAGATACACGTCTGCCGGCCATTCGAGATACCTCCCTGGTGGCGTCGGTGGAGGGGGAACGACCCGGGCTATGCCGACCCCTTCGCCTGGTACTGGCTGGCGGTATCACCGGATGGCATTGTCTATTGCTATCGTGAGTATACCCGCGATCCTAAGGATCCCAGGGTGACGTACTCAGATCAGGCCAGGGAGGTTATGCGGCTGTCCAAGAATGAGGATATATCCTTTACGGTAGTAGGCCGGGATGCCTGGAACCGTGTGGGACGGGCCTTTTCCACGGGCAAGAACCCCAGCGATGGAAAGTCTATCGTGGACTGCTACATCGAGGGCGGCCTAACCGGCTGTGTGCCACCTCCCACGGAGCAAAACGTGGCGCGAAAGGCACGGAAAGCCGTCCTGCATGAGTACCTGAAGCCTTTTGAAGACGAACGGACGGGCAGGACTATAGCCAAGTTGCAGATATTTTCCACCTGTACGAGGCTAATTGAAGCGCTTCCAAACCTTGTGGTTGACGATAAGGATGCCGAAAAAGTATCGGAAGAACCGCATATCTACACCAACCCCTATGACGCTATTGGGTACGCTTTGGTTGCTTGGCATGTCCGCCACTCCAAACCGCCGGAGCCGGAGAAAACGGAGTTTCAGCGGGATAAGGAACGGCTGGCAAGGCTGAGGAAACGTAGGAAAAGGATTGTATAAGAGAAGGAGGGCTTCTATGAGTACAACACAATTCATCAAAAACCCGTTTACATCTCGCTTCTGTGAGATGATGAACACCCCTGGAACCCACGACAGGCAGATAGCCACATACCTGATAGGCCAGCCGAATCCCGCAAGTATCGCTAATCCGGGCTTTTTAGCCGTCTGCGAGCCCTGCGCGAAGTCAATTGTAGAGAAGTTGCCGGATGAACTACTGCCGCATGTACAATTAGAGCGTGTCATAGGCGCTCTGACGCCTGCCCAAAAGCTCCGGAAGATAGCGGAGATCGTCCGAAACGACCCTGCACTCCTGGAAATCCTGGCTTCCAGGATGCACGGCATTTGGGCAGGTTGGGCACGGTGGATGATCGACAAGTTTGACAACAGGATGGTAGAGAGATGGGAACAGCAGATAGCTGCGCCATACGAAGAACTGAACGAAAAAGAGAAGGATTCGGATAGAAGAGAGATTGGGAGGCTGTTCGGTAATGCTTGAAGCCCTCATTTTTGGCTTTATCATTGCTGCTACACTCGTTTTTCAGGCGCACAGGCATGAGAATGAACGGAAAGACCTCCTGAACCGCATTATGGCGAGGGATTTAAGCGAATATCAGGCCATGAAAGGCAGGCCACCTCCGAAAAGTACCAATTTTATTAAGAAAAAGCAGGCAGAGGCGGTGAACGAGGATGTT